GAACATACTGTTAACCATGCAGTTGTTAAAGGAGCACTAGATGGACTTGGAGCTCCTGAGTGGATGTACCTTGTGGCCTTCCGTACCACAGGTCCCCAGGAGTTCTGTGACTGCCGTGGAGTGTGTAAGCCCCACGAGCATTGGCGCAGTGAGCGCGGATGCCTCATGGGCAACCCTATCACCTGGCCGGTCCTCAACTTTGTGTTGCTATATGCACATAATTGTTCGGGGTCGGACGGTATGTATGCCGTTAACGGAGACGACTACATAGGATGTCACAACAAGTCAACCAACGAGAAACTTTCAAAGGTAATCACAGAGTTAGGCCTCAAGCTCCACCCCACAAAAGATTTTGTCACCTTTAATGGGATGGGCATCTTTGCCGAAGAGCTTGTGGCTGTTGGGAGAAGGCGTGTATACAATAGTATCTCGCTTAAACCCTTGAACCCTGTGGGCGAGCGCGAAAAAGGTGGTACAAAGCAGCCGTGGCTTAACGGCCCTACGCTGTGCAAAACCATTGATCGTGCTCCCTTGTATCAACGAGGAGTCCTAAAGGAGATCGTTACTGCCATGTACGTAAAGGAGTTTTCAATGCTCCGATCGTCTGGCATCCACCCCACATCACCTAGGTGGTGTGGTGGTGCTGGTTTCCCAGGGACACCCTCCGTCCAACTCTCACGACTAGGACGGGGGATCCTCGGACAAGGACCGATGAAAGTTGTTGAAATCATCTCAGAGTTTACCAGTGCCTGGGGGCGGATGTCGTCAATCGCTATGGATGACGCCCGTTCCCGTGTGCAAAGGGTCTACTCTGAGTATGGACTACGACCTAACTTGGAAGAAGAAGTTATCCCTCTGTCTGAGTACGTGACTCAACAGTGTGGACGTATCTCCTTCGCCTACACGCTTGCTGGTTTCCCTCCAGAGACGAGTAAGTTAAGTATCACCAGGTTAGGTAGGCGTATACAAGGATTGGTCAACAGATGGTTTGACGTCGCCGGGTGGGTGGTCCCGGAGGTCGCTCATAACCTTCAATCCACGGGGAAACTCGTGGAACCAGTTGTCAATCCTATATACACCGACGTAGTTGATTTCAAGTATTCACTTTCACTGTAGTTGGGACCAGGTAATGGGTGCAGCATGGCTACACGGAACCCAATGACGAGGATATGTCTGTGGTGGCAACAACCACCACTAGCCTCTATCACTTTGAGGATACCGTGTTGTACCCAACCTGGTTGGCAG